CCATTGCCGTCTGAAACACCTTGCGATGCGTCACACGATAATGGGGAAGACCATGGCGATGGAGGATACGGTGGATATCGGCTTCGGTAAACGGGCGATTGCCTGGGTTGTAGGGCGAGTACATGAGATGTGTTGTGTGTGTGAACGACAATTCGTTTTCCTCTTTTCTCCGACAAGCAGTAATGGGGCAGGCTCAGTCGTTTGCCTACAATCTTGGAGTTGGTATTCCAGAGGAACCACCCAAGACACAGACGGTTGTGGATGTGGCTACCTGTGTCTACGACACGCCCTTGATTTGCGACATGGCGGTGGGGCTGGTCTTCTTCAACCCTGCCAAGTCCAAGCGCATGCTCATGAACTATCTGTACACGGTGGAAAAATTGAAGCGTGCGAAACTGCCGTACTACACATTGGAGTTGACCTATGGAGCCGAGAAGCCTGAGATTGCAGACGCTTTCCACGTCAGCGCCAAGAATGCCCTGTTCAACAAGGAGCAGCTGTGCCGCATGCTGGAGCGCCGCATCCCGTGGCGGTACTCCAAGGTGGTGTTTCTGGATTCCGACCTGGTCTTCACCAGCAAGACCTGGTACGCCGACACGTCCCGACAGTTGTCCAAATGCGATGTGGTTCAGCCGTTCTCGTCGGCGGTGTGGCTGGACATCACGTATACCAAGGCTACATTGGAGCGGTCCAGCGTCGTGTATATGAACAAGGACAAGACCTATGACCACGTGTACCACCCTGGGTTCGCATGGGCCTTCAAGCGGTCGTGGTTTCGCAGATACGGATTCTACGAGTACGCTATCACGGGCAGTGGCGATACATTGAGCACCGCGGCGTGGATGGGGGTGGAGTTCCCCAAGGGATATCTTAAACCCGCATTCCAGCGGTCCTTTGCCGACTACCGCAGGATGCCGAAGCCCACCATGAGCTGCACACCCGGCAAGGTGTATCACTTATGGCACGGGACGCACAAGAACCGCAAGTACGTGGACCGGCACCAGATTGTGGACGGAATCCAAGACGTACAGAAAATCATCCGCCCCAACTGGAGTGGAGTGTTTGAGGTCACGGACAAGGACGTAGCCGCCAAGTTGATGGAGTACTTTGCCCAGCGGGAAGACGACGGAACTTAAAGATATTTTCTCGGTGATACTCATATATCACGTTGATGGTGAAGCACCTGTGTACGCTGGCCCACCGCGTACTTCAGACTCAGCAAACCTTGTCGTGTGCAGTGACCCGAATGCAGCATGGATTTCTACCACATGAAAATGCAAAGCAAGCCCAGCGACACCTCACTGAACTGTCCAATCTCCTTCGGGAGATGGAAGAAGCCATCCGAGCCCCGAAACCAACCTATAGTCAGCCCCGAACCATACATCAATGATCCATTGACTTCAGCTCGAACCCAAAGTCATCCTCCGTGAGCGTCGGCTCGTGGCGGCGGATAATCTCCTTCATGACCTCCTGGCCCCGCTCGCCCAGGATGTCACGCAGGTACGTGTCCAGTGTCTTCTTTGAGAGCGTCCAGCCCCGCTTCCACTGGTTGGGGCGCTTGACGGCAAAGGTCATCTTGGACTCCTTCAGCTCAATCTTGTCGGGCAGGATATTGTTCGCGTAGACGGCGGCCAAGTCCAGCTCCAGCGTCCGCTTGGTGTCGCGAACCTCGGCAATCTCGGCGTTCATCTCCGCGAGGCGCTTCGTCGTCTGAATGTACTTGCTGAGCACGGGCTTGAGGTCCTCCATTGTGTTCTCTGTTCTCCCCAGATTAAAAGCGTCCGTTTTTAACAATGGGGTCGCTGTTTGACGCGAAGGAAGTCAAACAACTAGCAAAGGTCTACAACTCAGCCCATCCAAAGGAGCCACCTGCAAAGTCATGGTCCGACCTCCAAGCGCGACTTCACTCCAAGTGTGCCGAGGGCACACCGTCTTGTATCGTGTCCTCCTTGATGGCGCCTCCTAACGCACCTGCAGACTGGGCCGCAAAGCGGACGGACTGGCTGTCCAGTGACGACATTGACAAGGTCGAGAAGCAGTACGTCAAGCTGTTTGAGGGCTACTACTTTGTGGGATGTGTTCCGATTGACTTTGACAAGAAGTCGGAGTTGTCGGAATGCATCGTGAGCACGCTGTGTTCTATGCGCATAGACAAGCTAGCCAAGAAGGGCAAGACACGTATCGGCATCGTGTTCAACACGGATACGTCAGATGGTCCCGGTGAGCACTGGATTGCCGCCTTCTGCGACATTCGCTCTGAGCTGGAATATCCACGCATGACGTACTTTGATTCCTACGCCCACAAGCCTGAATCGCAAATCGTGGAGCTCATGACGCGGTGGCAGGAGCAGTGGGACGCCATTTCGGGTCAGCAGCCGATGCGACTCAGCTACAACAACGTCCAACACCAGAAGAAGGACACGGAGTGCGGCATGTACTGTCTGTACTTTCACTGGGCATGTCTGATGAACTTGCCCATGGACAAGCCGATACCCGACGACGTGATGAACGCGTTCCGGAACCTGCTGTTCAGAATGCCTGAAAATTAGCATGCCCCAACACAATGGAAATGCTACTGGCTGCTGGCGCCCTCGTGGTTGCTGGATACCTGATTGCACGTGAGGTGAAGACAGAAGTTGCCCCAGACGTCGTTCGCAAGCGGGTGGCTGACTACTACGTGGCAGGGACGACGGATGTGTCCGACGCCATGGCAAGTGGCAAGCGCCTGTTGGAGCTTAACATTGGGTCCGATATGCAGGACCGTCCCGTCATCCTGCCCTCTGGGGAAAAGTTTGAGCCCGTGTGTGTGGCTCTGCTGAACCAAGCGTTCTCCAACAAGGACCCCTTCATCCTGTCCTTGGTCTTTCACACGGATACAACCGTCACCTTGAATGCAGTGGCCAAGTCCCTGCGGGAGACAGTCCACCGCCAGTTGGTGCCGCCCACGCCCAACCTGGCCGAGGTGCCGCTGGACACGCTTGCCGGTAAACTGATTCTGGTTTCAGGCCCTGAGATGCGGGGGTCGGACTTGGAGCCGCTGGTCACTCTGTCGTGGGGCGACTCCGGATTGCGTCGTCTTGACTATGCTCGGGCGCTCCATCCTCGCGACCCTGAAGAGCTGAAGCAGTTTGCGACACATCATTTGGTCTTGGTCGTGTCCGACAAGTCCAAGGGTGTGTATGCAGGTGACAATGAGATTGTCGCGTCAGGATGCCAGTGGAATCTAGCAGGCATGGGAACTGGATTCATTGAACGGACGGGGGTGTAACATTTTCGTGCTGAACTAACAAAATGGCGAACCCTTGGCTCTCTCACGTAAAGTCAACAATGGCGGACATGAAGCGCAAGGGCACGTACAAGAAGAAGGGGGGTCTTGCACAGGTCATCGAGGCGGCGAAGAAGACCTACACGAAGAGCTCGTCTGCGCCTTCTGGCAAGAAGACCCGCCGTCACGGTCGCAAGGGGCGCAAGAGCCGCAAGAGCTTCATGGGAATGATGGAATAAGTAGCCACACCACGTACATTGTAATCACGAACCACGACGCAATATACACTTGAAGACACAGGGATGCGCGCTCATACCTCTGTTTTGCCAAGTAATTCTCGGTGCGAAACCCGATGAGTCCGGTGATGGTCTCGGCCTCCTCCTCGCTGTTTTCGGCAGGTGCTGCTGCGGTCATTCTTACTAGAACACCCGCTCTTGTAGTAAGCCACACGTCGGACGTACGCCTTGTATGACGGGATATCTCCCGACATGGCCTTCAGCAGTCCGTACATCCACCTGAGGTAGGCGCGCTGAGAAGACAGTGCAACTTCGTTCTCCTTAATGTACTTGGCAAAGGCCGCACGGTACTCGTCAAATGGAAAGACCTTGGCCAATGCATGCATGAAGGTCCGCTGCGTCGCCATCTTCGTCTTCTCGGGCTTGAAGTTGTAGGCAACGGCCATCAGAAAGTCGCGCCCAGGGACCTTGGTGGGTTTCATAGCCATGTACTTGGCCTTGACCTGCTCAAACTTCGGGTCAGGTCCAGGGTCCACCACCTTCGGGTCGTTTGCGCACTGGGTCCGCAACTTGTTGTTCACCATATTGTGGATTTCGTAGAGCCATTTGCCGGGATTTGTGGAGTGGAGCGGATGGTCGTGGACGAACTGCGTGGTGCTGGCGCGGCAGTACTTGCAGGGGAGAACGTCTTTCATCTGGTTCAGCACATCGTCGGGATGGGGTGATTTGAAGGCGATTAAGTGGAAGAGCTCCCACCCACTCGGTCCCCAAAACCGCGTGTCCATTGTGTCTACTTAACATCTTTCTGGACGAGCCATGCGGCAATCTGGATGGCCATGGCGGCATCGGAGACAGGGTTGTGGGCCTTGCCGATGGGAAACGCCTTCTTCAGTCCAGCGTCCAGCTCTTTCTTGATGCAGTCGTATGTGCCCTCCAGCTTGGCCGTCTTGCACCGCTTGGTGAACTCGGGATTGTGCTTGGCAATGTCCATGATACCCAGAGGCGCCTTGAATGCGAAGCCGTGGGCAGCACAGGCAGACTTGATGGCCTTCAGGTCGGTGTCGCCCTTCACCACCACCACCGACTCGCTAATCAACTTTGCAAATCCCTTCAACCACGACGCGGGCTTCAGGTGAGGCTTGACCATGGAGTCGGCAAAGTAGACGTCCACAATGTCCTTGTCTCCCAGAAACTCGGGCGCAGACCGCTCTGTCTCCTCCAAGAGGTCCAGTGCCTCAGCGGTCGCAGGTGTGGTGGTGGAGAACTTGGACGACACGCGGTTCAACTGACCTTCAGGTGGAGGCAGAACGACAAAGAAGGGCGCCGACCGTGTCCACGAGTCCCCACTGCGAGTCAAGTGGTAGCCACCCACCTCCCGAGGCAGGAAGGCCTCTCCCTTGTGCCAGAACTCGCAATCAAACGCAAGTAATGACGCATGTTTTCCAGCAAGCAGGTCTAACGCCGCACTGCGGAGCTTCATTGTACTGATACCTAAAAAGAATGTGAGCACAGAACAAATGCTGGATACCCGCGATATCATCATCTTAACGGCTGCATTCTACCTTGGAAGTGTCGTGTCCAAGTTCTTCGGGTCCTTGGTGGATGGCGTTATCACGCCGCTGCTGGCGCCCGCCGTGTCGGCTGAGAAGGGTGTGTCTGCGTTCACTGTCAAGGTCGGGTCGGCGAACCTCAAGATTGGACAGGTCGTCGTTGACCTGCTCAACCTGATTGTCTCGTTCGTCGTGGTCGTCTTCACAGTCGGCCTCCTGCGCACGTACATCCTCAGCCGCATCGGGGCCCGCCGTGGCGCCTCCATGGAAGAATAAAAGAGAAGTGAGTAATAATGGGTGCGTCAACGTCAAGCCCTGCTGACCCGTCGGCACCCCCTGCCGACTCGTACTACGCTCGCCTCAAGGCAATGATACCCGGGACAACGGCATCTGCTCCGCCCCCGGCACCGCCCCCCATGGGTGGTCGTCACCGCACCTACCGGAAGAAGTCCAAGTCTAAGCGTCGCCGAGGTGGAAGGAAGTCCACCCGCCGCTAGGGTACTTGCCATAGGTCGCGTCCATGCGCTTGCGGAGCTCGGGCATACCTGCTCCAGCCTTGTACATGAGCTCGTTTGAACGCTTCCACTCATTGAATGCAACCTGCAGAGCCCCAAGAGTCACGGATGCACGCTCGTCGCCCGCGGGCGGGGGCGTGGTTGACTCGTGGACCTTCTCGCGGAGGAACCTGGCGATAGCGTCATTGTCCTCCTTGTAGTCGCTCGTGTACGCCATCACCTTACCGGGCGGCGTCAGCTTACGAAACCCATTTCCCTGCTTGTACAGGAAGACCAAGTACGACAGGAAGCAAGTGGCCCAGTCCACCGACACCACCTTGTGCTGAATGGCCTCGTCCATCGGCTTCTCATTGTCCTTCATCGGATTCACGACGAACTTGGTTGGGAAGTCCACCACCACCAGACGGCGCCACGTACCACCGTCCTGCGTGTTGATAACAGGCTTGTCGTTGCAAGAGAAGTTGAATCGAGTCTGCATGTCAAACTCCACCATCTGCTTGGACCCCGCATACAGGTCGCGGCCCACCACGCGCTCCGACGACGCCAACTCCTTCATGTAGCCCGTATTGATGGCCGCGCCCTCGTCGGGCTCGGACATGGTTGCAAAGCGACGCCCCTTGAGGCGGACCAAATCTGGATTCGCGGCACCCGTCTTGCCGCGCCCCTGCGTCAACATCGTCACCGAGGCCTTGGTCGCGTAGTCACCCATCGCTTGGGTCATCAGGTTCATGAGCATGGACTTGCCGTTAGACCCCGTGCCCGTGAGAATGTGGAACTTCTGAGCCTCGTTAGCACCCGACAGCGACGTGGACAGATACGCAAGGAAGTACGTGCGCACCTCCCTGTCAGGGAGCACATCGTGGATGAACTTGCGAAGTTCGGCCCAGCACTCGTGCGTATCGTGGGGCTTCTCGGGGTCAAAGTCCAGCTTGGTGGAGAAGGAGATGTAGTCCTCTGGCTTGCCATCCCGAAACTCCATCTTCAGTGTGTCGTATACGCCATTGTTGAAGGCAATCAGGTTCTTGTTCTCGTCCACCTTGTTCACAAACTCCTCATCAAGGAACAACTCACGGCACTCGCGCATCACATTCTCCTTGAAGCGGCTCGTCTTCAGCTTCATTCGCATTTCCGTGTACGACTTCAGCTTCTTCTCTGCACGACACCGGTCACACGTGGTCTCTTCGTGCTTGCCCACCGGACACTCGGGAATGTCCTCCATCTGGGACATGAAGACCTTGGCTTGGTCCCAGAACCGACGAGCCACATCGCTGGACAGCCTGCACTGCAGGTCAATACCCTTGTCCGTCTCCTTCCAGATGTGTGTCATGAAACGGAACCAGCTGGCCGAGCTGTACCGAGCGCACTTGTACATGTCGCGATACATGGCGAAGACCACCAAGGCCACATCGTGCTCTGTCTGAGTGGATACGCCCTCGTTGACCAAGTAATCAATATTCCTCTTCTCAATCTCCTCATACTTCTCCAAGTTGTCCAAACGGGACCAGTGGAGAAGACTCTTCTCGCTGAGACGTACGCCGTCGTTGCGGAAGTTGAACGACGTCCACTTTGCAATGGTTTCACGCTCCTTGTAGTTCCCGGGGTCCTGAGCAGAGAACTCCAGAAACGTACCCTCCAAGTCGGAATGGATGTTCTTCAGGCACTGTCCCGTGTTAATCCAGTCTTGGTAGGACTTGTACCTGAACTCGGCCAAGTTGAAGACGTGGTCGCGGAAACGGCGCAACTGGTCCTCCGTCAGCGGTGTCTGCACCGTCACGCGAGTTGGCGAAGACCCGCGAGACCCAGGGTCACCCTGACGCACTGCGGGTCGGCCGCGAGCAGGGACAGCTGCTGCACCTCCCGAGATACGCGGGGGCTCTTCCACGCGGTCATACAACTTCCCTGCCTCCGTCAGCGGAGAGGCGTCGGACGAGTGAGCGCGAACCGAGTACTTGCGAATCAAGTCGGCCGTAATCCGCGGCTCCTCGTCATCAATGCTCGTCGCACCGTCCTTCGAGCTCCAGTCCACGGTATACTTGAACCGATACGGCAGAGGCTGAACACCGTGCTCCAGGGGCTTACCAGAGCGAAGCAACGGCCACCAGGTTGTGTGGTTGAGCACTGCAGAGTCATAGACATCGCGCCACCCCTTCTTCAGTCCCAGACCCGGGAAGTGCGTCTCCATTCGGGGAAGCAGTGCGTTCTTGACTGCGTTCTCAACCCCCTTGATGGTCTTAATCATGGGCACCACGATGTGGATGCCCGACTTCGACTCATTCTTGGACGGGTAGTAGGTCGGCTCCGGCTTCTCCATCACACAGACCTCAAACACGCTGCCGTCCACCATCGTGTGGTACTTCTTGACCTCGTTCATGTAGTCCTTGACGAACGACACCACCTGCTCCTGCGTGTGGCGGTGGTCTTCCACCTTTCCCTCGTAGACAAAGTCCAAGTCAACTCGCAGAGAGCCAACGGGAGTCATCTTCTCGGTGATGGTGAGCATGCCGACGTTCTTCACGTAGTCCGCATACAGGTCATAGAAATGGCTTAAGTCATCGTCGTTGGAGATGTTGTACATCTTGCAGATGGCTCGCAGCTGGTGCGTCTCCTGCCCCGAACCCTTATCAGATTCGTGCTTCTCCAGAAACGTCCGAAGCTTAGACGGCTGCATCCTGTTTGAATAGGCCGACAAGAATCCAAGTCCGATTGGTCCATTTTTAACGCACGAATATGGGAACGTGGAATTGGTATGTGCTTAGAAATGGATAGCGTTTCTCTAGGCCAAAAGACAAGCAATGAAGTTCTGCGCCAAGTGTTCCAACTTTCTATACGACATTGTGGAGCGGGAGGCGGAGGGTCGCAAGGGTGCATTCCTCAAGTGCCGCTCATGTCCCTATGAGGAGCCGATTGTCAAGGAGAACCCCGTGGTCTACGAGCACGACCTGAAGCAGGATACCTCCGTGCAGTACTCTATCAATCCGTATCTGAAGTACGACTCCACGCTGCCTCGCTTCACGACAATGGTGTGTCCTAACCATACCTGTCCCACGCAGGGCAAGGAGTCCGACATTGTGGGAATCAAGTTGGACCCCGTCAATGTAGTCTGGATGTATCAGTGTGCAGTGTGTGATGAGATGTGGAAGCAGAGTGCTCGGGGGGTGTAATGGCGATGGACGAACTCGCAGAGTTCGTCTATTGGATTAGTTGCGAGCGGACGCGAGCTATTAAGCGACGCGCCAAGGAGCTCAGGCGACGTGCGGCCGACCCAGTGGCGGTGGGCTGCCCGTGTTCACGGACCCTTGGACGTAGCGCATGTTTCCACCCTGTCCGCTGGTGGAGACGGTGGACGGGAGGCGGGGGTTGTTGACCCGTCCATATCCATTGTACGGGCGCACGCGACCAAGAGCCGTGGATATCAGGGTTGTCTGCATAGGCGTCACCGTCAGTGACGCTTGACTGGCCAACAACTGAGCGTTCAACGCAGACTGTGTGGCAAAGGGCTGGTCAGACGTTTGAATCGTTTTGGGCACCTTGTTGTTCGCGTATGCCAACGAGGCAGCCTTGTTTTTCACAAAGGTGGTATAGTCCGAGGCAGAGAGCGTCGGCATTTGTGACTTGCCCCGATTATTTCCCTGTGTTTTTGGAGGATGTCGCCTTGGACACGGTCGCCACGGACTTGACGGGATTCACTGTGGCCGAAATCTTTGACGCCACCACGACCGTGCTTGTGGCAGCCTTTGTTGTGACCATTGTAACTCCGGCCGACGACGACTTTGACTGGACATTCGGTGCCGACAGCGTGTTTGCATTCGCCTTGATGAACGTAGTGTACTCAGACGCAGCTCCCTTCAGTAGCGGCATTTATTGAAAACGAAAGAAGATACCTTGAAGACAAGAGAGGGTATGTCCGACCACCCTGAAGTCAAGCCTGTGTTTCGTCCCGAGGTTGTGGAGGCCCTGAAGGTCGCGCGTATCACGCAGCCGTACTTCACCAAGTATGAGTATGTGGACATGCTGGCGGCCCGGGCTCAGCAGATTGCCGACGGCGCCAAGCCCCTTGTGGGGTTGGAGGGTCTCAAGACGTCGGACCCGATGTTTATTTGGAACATTGCCAAGCGGGAGATTGAGCAGCGCAAGCTGCCGTTCATGGTGAGGCGGCAACTTCCAAATGGGACGTCAGAATTCTGGAGTGCTCAAGAGTTAGAGATGAATTGGTAGCCACAGCGTTGGAGTGCTCAAGAGCTAGAGCCGAGTTGGTAATGAGCAGAGCAAGAGCGCAGGCCATGGAGGCAACATAGTGGAGACTGACATGATACGGAGTTGCCTGGTTCGCGTCAGGATTCCACACCAAGTCCTTTTTGATGTAGCCGTAGTAGAACATGAAGAAGCAGTACCCGACACCGCAGGCATAGGTGAACATAGTGTAGTCGCGCTGAGACACCAGTGGCAGAATGGACGGAACCATGCTGTTCGCCGTCACAAAGTCAATCCAGAAGATTACAGGGTGCTTGGTCAGGTGGTAGGTGATGGAGACGACTGTGACGCCTGTGTGGTACCAAATACGGATTGTGTCTCCGCATTTCCACGCTGCCCATGTGGGTATCATGAGAAACAAGCTGGAGGTGGCTAGCCAGTAATTTGGCTTCATTAAACGTTTACCGCACCCGCCATTAAAATGGAGAAGGCGGACAAGGAGGAATGGACCCAATGCAGGCTGGCGTGCCACGCAGTCGCCACGGATGGGTCTGGGTCCCATGCTAATATAGAGTGAGAATGTCCATAGTGATACACCGAAAGTCCATATCCGAGGAAGGCGAAGTACGGAGATAAGGACCAAGGTAACCATTGCAGGGTTGTGCGTGTTGCTGCCAGCACGCACATGTTTGCAAAGACCATGTCCCCCAACAGGACCTCGGGATACATGGGCTTGGTTCCATGGTGAAGGATAGAGAAGACGAGGCATCCGCCTGTGATGGCGGCGGACACGTATTCTTTGGTTGCCAGATACGCCCCCGTAGGGAGCAACATGGAGAAGCTGGACAATACCAATCGTGGGTTGGGTTCCATTATTACTTGCCTGAAAGACGTTGGAGGTCTTCTTCCGAGGGCGGGAACAGCAGGGTGGCTTTAGACGCCGACGGAGCTGCATACATGGTGGGAGTCTCGTGCTTCACAGTGCCATTCGCCATGGCCACGTCAATGGAGTTCTCGGAGAAGCGCTTGATGTCGGGGTCGTATGTGGACTGGAACTGGCCTGCAGTCCCGAAGATGTAGCTGAACAGAAGGACAATGGCGACCACAAACAACAGGACGCCCCACGTACGGAGTTTCGGGACCTTGAACTTCATTACTTGTTTGACTGGAAAAAACGGAAGCCGTTGAAGTAGTAAGACAGTCAAGCATGGACTTTCCGATTCCTATTCGCTGCTACACGTGCAACCTCCCCATCGCCGGCAAGTGGCTCCGCTTTCTGGAGCTGGTCAAGGAGTACCGCCGCGAGGACGGGCGCCCCGAGGATGCCCAGATTCTGTACTTGACCAACTCCACCACTGTCACTGCAGAGGGACGAGCCATGACGGACCTTGGACTGACGCGCGAGTGCTGTCGCCGTCACTTTCTGACGCATCCGGGCGTATGAGCGGAAGTGTGTGTAATTTCTAGGTGAAGATGTAAGGATGTCTTCCTATAGCGAATACCTCAACCGCATGAAGCAGCGGCTTCCGAATATCGTGGACACCCGCCCCCATCGCGATGCGAGCCACCAGACTGAGATTGTCCGCATGCTGGCGGCTTCGGGCAACTACGAGACGGTCGTGCCCAAAACAGCCTGCACCACAGTCCTGAATGCCCCGTCCACGGCTTCAGCAGCGAACACGGTGTATGGCGGTGGACACAATGTGCAAGACGCCTCTGCTTTTTTGGCGTTCCAGGGTGGAGGCGCAATCGCGAATGGCGCAATCCGTGCCAATGCCAAGCCATCGCAAATCACGAAGGTCTGTTACACGTCGGCAGTGATACCTGAGTTACAGGACATGCTGGCGGGCACTGCTCTTGTGGGCAAGGTTGACCCGGCTGTCTACGCTATCCAGCAGGGACACAAGACCACGCCCAGGAACGGCAAGTGCTGCCTGACCTGCAAGCGGACCAGTCTCGCGCCGACGTGCACATCGTGTGCAGGCAAGTTGGACCTGCCCAACAACGGTCTCGGGTACAAAAACACTTACCAATACCCTCGCACAGTAACATAATGCTGACCGTGTACACGTACTCCATCCCAAAACCAGCAGATGTCTTTGACCTGTCCGAGACTCCGCTGGAGCAGCTGGCAGACGCAGCCACTGCAATCTTGACCCACCACAAGACAGCCGTTATTTGGTTCGGCTATCTTGAGGGGTGGATGTTGACGCCAATGGAAGAGGTACGTCTTCGCAAGGTCATTCGTGCCTTTCACTGCATTGCCGTATCCCGAGTCCCACTCTCCTTCGCAAATGCCTGGAAAATGGAAATAGATACCATTTACACAGTCTCACCACATGGACACTCCGACTCTGACGACAATGGTGGTCTTGCACACGCTGGATGTGAAGTTCAACACAACAACCCTGCTGGAGTCTTTGCCTCTGACGAGCTCGTTAATCAAGATAGAGAAGCAAGGGTCGCCGATTCGGGGCTCAAGCAAGCGGGATTTGATTAAGCGACGAAGCAAGAAGGCAGGCCCCAAGCGGACAACGGGGTTCGGACATAACTCCATCACGATGGTGGTCATGTCTGACGGAGACGGAACGCTCTTGCGAAAGGAGATTACAATCAAGGTCTTCCAGAACGGCGTGTTCCATATCACGGGCGTTCTGGACGAGAGGTATGACCGCGATGTCATGAGTATCTTGGGCGGGCATATTCGCACAACCTGCCCTGCAGCCGTCGTGGATGGAACGTGGGATACCAAGAGCAGGCGCGTGGTGTTGATGAACTACAAGACGCGATTGACGACAACTGTCAGCCTGTCGCGTGAGAAGCTGTATGCAGGACTGCGCGCAGCCGGGGTCAAGACGGATTACGAGCCTGCCGTGTACCCTGCAGTTAAGATTTACTTTCCCGAGACCAAGTGGATTGCCAAGGTCTTCCGCACCGGCAACATTATCCTGACCGGCATGACGGCTCACGAGGAGTGCATTCGCTTGGTGGCTGCGTTGAAACCGCTTATAGATTCTGTGGCTACTTCTCATAATGTCGCAACAGCCGCAGCAAGCACGTGAGTTGACCCCCGCCGAAGTCGCCGCCGGTGAGGCCCACATCACTGAAACTGAACTGAAGGCCACGGAGATTCAGGCGCTCGTCCGCAACATGGACCACTCCAAGAAGAAGTGGCGCCATCTGCGTCGCGAGGAGTTCATGGCCAAGATGGAGCAGGAGAACTCTGTTTTGTATTACAACTACCCCAGCCTGTGGCAGATGCACGCGGAGGACCGTCTGGATTCCACGTTCTTTGAGATGCTGGCCATGAAGCGAAAAGTGGAAAAGGGTGAGATTACCGCTGAGCAAGCGTCAGTTGTCGTGGGTAAGAAGTTGTATGAGAAGTTCATTCCGCAGGTGACGGAGAATGCACCGCCTGTGCCGTCCATGAGTTACGAGCAGTACTACAAGCAGTTCGGCGGTGCCTCTACCCGTACCGCGCCCGCATCTCCGAGTACGTCATCGGAACATCCTTGAACTTGGACAGTGATGCAAACTGCTGCTTCAGGGTCATGGTGTTGCTGGTCTCCCCCAGGAAGTCCTCGCGCGTAGCAGGTGTCGGAAGGTCCATCTGTTCCTCAGTGAGTGGATCGACGGCAGTGACCACGCCCGTGGCTGCACATCCCGCATCCACAAAGGACTCGAAGGTCGTGTTGCCCTCCATGCGCGCGAAGATGTCCTTGATGGTCTTGACGCTCTCCACGAGCTTGGGCAGAGGGGTATCGGGGCGCTGAGGCGGGACAGGCGTTCCAGAGAGGTCGATGGGGTCGGACATGAGCTTTCCTTGTATTTGGAAACTGTTTTCGTTTTTAAGTGTGAGCAAAAAGAAAATGACACCAATCCTTGCAGAGTTCCTCGGCACTCTGCTTCTGATTGGAACGATTTCCTATGTGGGTACCCCGCTGGCCATCGGTGCCGCCCTCGCCGTTGCTGCGTACTTCCTAGGACCTATCTCGGGTGGTCACTTCAATCCTGCAGTGACGCTGTGGGCATTCTTGTCCAACAAGGTCAGCCCTAATCGCGCAATGATGCACGTGGCTGCTCAGTTCCTGGCTGCAGTGTCCATCTTCGCATTGAAGGCGGCAATGTAGTTCGCAAAGTCCTCCGACATCTCACGCGCACTGACGTGCGGGTGGAGCCACTTGGACGCCTCCAGAAGGCTGACATCGTCCTCACCCATGTGCTCAGTCAGCACCTTATCAATACGGTAGTGAACAGCCAGCGGGCTACGGTGAAGGGCATTGGCCACCTCGGTCACCGACAGGTGGTCGTGGCGGAGCATGTTCACCATGTTGCGCTCCTCCTGCTGAGTCCAGCGCTCTCCATTGTTGGAGACCTTGTTGCGAACCGAGACCTTGAGCGACTCACCGCTGAAGTCAAGGACGCGGGCGACGGGGACGGCACGGGCAACGGCATTCTTCTGAAGGCGAGTGTATGCAGGCATCTTGGTATGAGGTGGAGTTCCCTCTCGTACCAAGTTTCCGTTTTTACGGTGCCGCAGGGAGGAATTGAACCTCCGACCTACCGCTGTTTCACTGCTACAAAGCGGGTGCTCTACCACTGAGCTACGACGGCTGGGTGAAATGTAATGTGGGTGTTACACGAAATGGGATTCGAACCCATGAGCTTGCGCAGCAGGTCTTGAATCTGCCTCCTTAACCACTCGGACATTCGTGTGGGGTACGGGCTGAGTAAGCCCTTGGATTACGAGCGATGGGATTCGAACCCATGCGGTGTGAACCAGCAGATCTTAAGCCTGCCTCCTTGACCAACTCGGACACGCTCGTTAAACAGGTGTTCCATCGTGATTTAATCTTACCTTTGTCTTGTCCTCTTGTACCCCGTAGATGAACCACGCATAGTTCGGAAGCATGCCCTTGAACTGGTAGTATGTCATGACATTGTGCCATGCATCCTTGAAGGTGGTGTATCCATCGTAGACAACCCACTTTGTCTCGTCCTTTTCATCAACTTCGTGGTACGCAATCCAAAAGGACTTGAACTCTGGCATTATATACTTGGTGTTCCTTGTCTGTAGATACCGCATGCGGGGATTGAACCCGCGACTATCGGCTTGCTGACCCCGCTCGCCCATTCAGGCTCGCAGACCCCATAAAAGGCCGATGCTCTACCATCTGAGCTAATGCGATGAGGACATAAGACCGATGCTCTACCACTGAGCCAATGCGGCAGTGAAAATGTGTTTTGATACGCTCAGCGGGAATCGGACCCGCGCAAACAGATTGGAAATCTGTTAGTCTACCACTAACTTATGAGCGTGGTGGTAGAGGTACTCGGAATCGAACCGAGGTCAACGGGTCTCTTGAACAAGTCGGGCTTTGACCCCGAGACCTCTTCCGTGTAAAGGAAGCGCTCTTCCACTGAGCTACTCGTCCTATCAAAGCCCGCTGTGCTGACCACTGCACCATACCTCTGGGATTCCCGTGCCGGGAGTCGAACCCGGGCCGAGGCTGTGAAAGAGCCCTATCCTAACCGCTAGACCACACGGGAGTCGGGCCGCTGCCCACGTGTTGTAAGTAAGTTCCCTCTAAGCCTCTGCCTTCTCCCCTCGCAACTCTGTCCTGAGCTCCATGAGCATCTTGCCCATCCAATTCTGTCCCTTCCATTTTCCCTCTTGTGCAGGCTTCGTGTCTGCCGATGTCCCAATGCCCCAGTAGCTATCCCGCGCATTGGCCTCTGCCAACGTCCTGTCTTTTGTGGCCAAGAGCTTCTCCAGCATCTCGGTGTTTTTGGGGTGCGTGAACTTTGCCCGCAGCGCCTTCCGCATAACTTCATCCTTGAACCCGCGTCCGGGTGCAAGTCCGTTCCACTCCGCGCCAACAAAGTCCTTCACCTTTTTTCCAATCGCCTTGGCTGACTTGGCCTCCGTGAACTGCTTCCCCTTCGGAGGTGTCAGCATCTTTGTAGCCGCAGCCTCGTCCTTGAACAACTTTGCCTTGGACCACTGGAAGTAGTGCTCCACAGTGGGGAACGTGATGCCGTCAATCTCAAACGGCGCCACGTACATGTTGCTCAAGAACCTATACTCGGCGAGCTTCTCGTCGCCCATGAAGAAGAACACCGGCTTCTCTGCTTCCGCTTCCTCAACGGGAACTTTCACCTTGATGACCTTCTTCTTCAACTTGGGTGCCGCTGCTGCCTCTGCGTCCTTGACGGTGGGAACCTCAATGGATTCCTCTTCCTCAGGAGGCGATGGAGGCGCAGGGGTCTCGACCTTGTTGAAGATGAAGGTTCGGTGAAGGAACGAGAAGGCCTGCTGTTCCTGTGTGAGGGTAATCGCAGTCTGCTGCGAATAGTACTCCTGAAACAGCTGGGTCGACTCAAGTTCATATCCCGCTTCCTTCAGCAGTTCCACCACGCGCTCAAAGGGCACCAATGCCTCCTGCACGGGCTTCTCAAAGCTCTCGAGGTACACGCGCAGAGTCTGTCCAAACTCTGGGCGCCACGCGTCGCCGTCAGGGTAGTCCTTGGTGAACTCACCGAACACCTGACCATCGGCGCGGAAGATGTGGTTCTTCTTGCCAAGGAGAAGCGCGTATACCGCCGCTCCATCCATGCACGTACCGAAGAACCGCTTCTTACCATGTACCTTCAAGTTTTCTGTAAACGCCCTGAACGCCTCCTCCGACACGCAGGCGTAGTGGATGGCGAACTGGCAGGAGATGTCATCAAACTCCTTCACCCCCCTGAACTGCTGGAGGTACGCCGTGGGAGCAGGGTCTGTGCCCGCAAGGATACGCGTATACCGGTCGTCTGACTCGTACAGCGGCTTGGTCATGTCGCCCACCGCCAGTAGCATGGGCGGCAGCTTGTCACAGCTCGGCTTCTCAGAATCCCGCAGGTAGCGGACATAGGCACCCTGCCGACTGGAGGTCAGATTGGCCTCTGAGATGTCAAAGCCCACCACCAGCTTGGGCTTGGACCGCTTCCACTTCAGCATATCGCCCGCACGTCCCACCGCCAGCTCCAACAGGGTATCTCCGGGCTTGACGCATGCTTGGTACAGCTGCTCCTTAACCCGATTGTGGAAGGAGTACACATCCTTCAGGATGCGGTCGCGAGCGTCCAGATTGTCCCGGTAGTACAGGTCGTCCTCTGCAAGGTCGTCCACAGCCTGAGACGCGGGGTGGCGAATCATGTCCTCCGTGATGGGGACGTGAATGTTGGTCCAGATGGACTCAGCCACAGCAATGTCGTTTCCGAACTGCGGTTCGCCCAGCTCGCGGTACTGGTACGTCTTGTCGTCACGGGTCCGCAGGACGGTCCAATGCCCCGTCTCCGTATCGTAGGCACACTCCACAATCGTATTGTCCCTGATGGGATTCCCCATCTTGTCCACAGGCACGCCCTTCTCCAGCTTCAGAGAAATGATGTTCGCATCGGGCTTGCGCGGCACGGAGGGTTGGAAGGGAGACGGAGCACGGTCGCGCGTCTCAGCAATCCGCTTCAGGTCAGGCGGCATCACGGGCGGCGTGTACTCACCCGTCAGTGTCTCGCGCGGATACAGAATATCGGAGCCGCGGTTGCGAGAGACGTACAGCGTACCCTTGAACACATGGGACTTGAGAACTGTGTCGTAGCTCTCTCCCGGCTTGTAGCGAAGCAGGAAGTCAATGCTGTTCTGGTCTGCGGGCTTCCACTTGTACACACGCAGCCACGTCTTGCCACGACGGTCCTGCATCGGAGCCACGGGTGTGGACTTTGGCGTGAAGACCAGCCCGTCCGTGGGGTATCCGAACTTGGTGTCCAGCAGGGTGTTGATAGCTTGCTCCATCACGGGCCCGTCTCCTGCGAAGAACACCTTGGTCTCAATCCGCAGGGGCTTCTGGCTCGGAGCCGTGACAAAGTCGGTGCCCAGGTCCTTGACGAACTCGCGAGCACAGCCCAGACGGCTCGTGATGGTCAGGTCCTCATCCGTCAGCATCAGCGGCAGGCGAGTCGTGTTCTTGCCTCGGAAGGCGTAGACATCAAAGATGCAGAACAAATTCATGTCCGTCAGGTACTCGCCATCCAGCACATCGCCAACGTGGATGTCCTTGGTGCTGGTCAAGCCAGTCCACGAGATATCCTTGTTCGGGGTCACGCGAATGACCCGCTTGTCGGAGGCCACGACCAAGAAACAGCGGTCTCCGTCAGCCTTGGTGGTCACGGTGTAGCCCTCCAGAATAGAGTTGGGACACACCTTGCTCATGTGACGGCGGTCCATGGTCACGGGGTTGATGAAGTTGAACCCGAGGCGCTGGAACCCCATGCGGTAGTTCTCCACATCCGACTTGGTCAGCAGAAAGGGTGTGCCCTGAAAGGCCTCAAGAACGAGCGTCACATGGCGGAACAGGGAGTCCACGATGGCATTGGTCGGTGCCTTGCGGTCAAGCACCTCCAGTTCCAGCTCGTACGCGGGCTGTGCGCGCATCACCTCGTGAAGGCTACGCATGCCCCGCGTGCGGGACTTGACCAGGGAGAAGTCAAAGCGCAACAGTCCGTCCAACGTAGTCCACGAACGGCGGTGGATGATGCGGACATGGGCGGTCGGGTCCATGGGTGCGCCGGTGAAATCACGGCGCAGCTCCTCCTCGCGGCGAAGGGTGAAGCGAATACCCAGGTCAGGGAGGTCCACCAAGTCGGACTCCGACCCACGTCCCTCAAAGTAGCGGGTCTTCCGCTCAACGAGCAGTTTGGTTCCACGGAAGCTTCCAGTGGAGCAGACCTTGTAGATATTTGCAGATTGCGTGACGACCACCCGAACATTGTCGGGGTACGAGAAGACGGCGCGGTGTTCGTCGGTTGCAGAGCCAGTTGACACCGACGAGATGACTCCAGCGATGCGGTCAGCTACGCCCTTGGTCTTGATTTGGTTGGGAAGGACCTTGCATTCAAGTTCGGCCTGAGGGTCGCGAGAGACGTAGTTGGCAAGGGCCGTTACGGCCGAGCGTTGGGTCTCCATTTGCCCTTGCTAATAGGCTGGATTCTCTTTATCCATTTTTTACCATCGTCTTCCGCACTACATCGTCTGCGTCCATCCGCTTTCGCTGGTCAAGGTAAAAAGCAACCATCTTCTCCATCTCAAGCATGCAGACATCGCTCAAGACTTCAGAGGAAACCAAAACACCAGTCTGTGTCTTTGTGTAGGATTCAGTGTGATGCTTGATGACTGCAAAGACCTGGGCGTGCTCATGCGGGTCCAGGAGGTCCAGCTGGTCCCTCAGCTTTTCCTTGCGCGCTCGGTTCATTTGTAGTAGTCGCGGGCTTTCCAATGCGCTTCGTCTTCCGCGTGGTCACTGGAACTTGGTCTTGGGGAACCACCACCCTGCGCTCCACGTCCGCCGCCGCATTGGTGCCCGTGGATGCAGCCAGCAGTGGCTCCTCCGCCGCGGCCGACTTCTCTGCTTCAGCCTTTTGTGCATTGACCACCTGCTTCAGGTGCCCAAGGACCACGATAGAGTCGTCTCCCTGCTGGAACCTAGACCCCTTGACCTCAAACTCCACCTCCTGTCCCTCCGCAACGTCCTCAAACGAAGCATCACCAAGGTGGAGGTCGCGGGGCAACAGGACCTTCATTGGAGACACCTCTGCGTGGATACCAATCTTGGACCGCAGTACGACGGGGGCACGAAAGACTTGTCCCGGGTGGGGCATACAGATATCCGCCTGAAACTTGACCGAGTAGTCCAGTCCGCCGTGGATGAGATTGACACGTCCAAGTGAGTGGTCCACCACAGTGATGCTTCGGGGCTGCACAAAGCCCTCGGGAATGCAGACACCCTCGTACTTGGCTCGCAGCTGCGACATCAAGCTGACCTGAATGTTTCGCTGAATGTGCTGAGCAGGGATGTGAACCGAGCGAACCAACGCACGGCGCTCAAAGATAGGGTCCATGTGGTTACGTTGTCTTTACTTGCCCTTTTTCGTTTTTGGTTTAGCCGAGAGGATGGTTTCCATCTCTTCGGGGGTGTACCAAACCACCTTCGGGTCAGGGTCCTGCATCTGTGTGCGCAATAGCAATTCGGAGTAGATGCACCACGTCTCCTTGTTGGTCTTGGCCACGTCAGCAGGTACACCAGCGCCTGTGCGGTCCACGAACTTGGCCAAGGCAAGCACTGCATCCTTCTTGTTCTCGCCCGTGCCGCAGACAATGGGGACGTCGCGCTTCTTTCCTGCCTCGCGCACAGGAGTCTCGCCCTCCATCTTGAAACGACTCATGGTCAGTTTGCCATCCTTCATGGATGCGAATATCTTGGACTTGTTGGCCTCAAAGTGAGCCAACAGGTCGTCCGTCCACTTGGTCACTGCCGTCAGTGGCTCGCCGGGCGGCACTTCGGGTGGGTCGTACGTCTCGTGTCCGAGCACCAGGATGTCCGTTCCAGGGACAGCCAGCCGTGAACTGAACTGTGTGGTCTGTCCCGACCGCAGGTATAACACCTTCTGGGCATTGGTGATGGAGTGGTCAAATGCGTATCCATCCAGAACCGCAGCATCAAAGCGGTCCACGGGGAACGGAAACTCACGCATCTGGGACAGGTCGGGCGCATCGGTCACAGCGGGCTTCGGCGTGGCGTCCACGTCGGGCAGGGGTACATCCGACCGTTCAGTCATTTGCGTGGTGCGCTCGACCAGTGTGCCATTGGAAACACCGACGGGAGCCAAAGCATACAGGTCGCCGCGGGACTCCAATAAACTCGGACGACCAAAGGCGTCGCGGAACTTGAACCCCGTGCGAATCGCCGACTGCAAGGCAAAGGCTACGACGTCTTGCTGGTACATGGACAAGGCGGCAAACAACTGCTTCCTCTCCCAAATCTCCTTGTCCACAAACAGCTTGGACAGGCGGGTCAAGAGCTCATCACGCACGTCTGTGTAGCTGGACAGAGGGCGAACATAGTCGGGGTCAGCCACCGACGGCTTTACCTTGCAGTAGTCCCCTTCGGGGTCGTCCATGAACTGCGGTGCTACCATTCCAAAGAGCGGATACACCACCTGCTCCTTGTTCTCGGACCGCACCTGTTCAACTTCCAGCGCCTTCCACGCAGGAGGCAGGACTGCACCGAGTTGAATAGGACAGTCCATGGCTGATTCCATCATGAGTTTGCGCACATTCCCAATCTTCAGAGCCTTCTGTTCTACCTTGGTGCGGTACGTGTACTCGTCAAAGCACTCGCGCTTGGAGGTGGTGCGGCAGACGTGGAGATAGACTGTGCAGTTCTGGTGCTCAAACGGCAGCATGGCATGAGAGCACGTGCGCAGACCGCGTCCAATGACCTGCTCAATGCGGCTCATGTTCCACCACGGGTCCAGAATGTGGACTTGACGCACAAAGCGAAAGTTGACGCCTTCCGAAATCTTGGGTGTGGTCAGGATGACGCGGACGAGACTGCCGTCCATGTTCTTGCGGTCGCGGGCCAATGAGAGCAGAGAGGTAATTTGCGCAGTGGTGATTTCAGACGTCAGCATAATGTACTTCCCCTTGGTGCCCTTGCGGCCAACCAACAGTGGCTCCCCCGATGCAGGCACGTATCCGTGCTCCTCCAACGCCATGGCAAAGAGCCGAGCACCCCGCTCCACGTAGTTGGAGTACACCATGGATACACCCACACCTGCCTCAATGGACTTGATGACCGTTACGAATTTGGCTGCATAGTTGGGCAGCTCTTCGGGAGTCAAGAAGGGTGTGCCTGCGTACTCGTACTGGTCTCCAACCATCTTGAACATTTCCCTGAACTTCTTGCCCCCAGGAAGTACCGAGACCGTGGGCATCATCATCGCACTGCGCTTCTCTTCATCCTTTTCATCTCCCGTTTCCTCGCCGAGCGCCTTGCCTTGCTCGCCCTGCACAGGGGACGCAACCAGCGTAAGGTACTTTATCCGCTCAGCGTCGGCGATGCGACGCGACTTGCCGACAAAGGAGAAGGTGCGGTCATCGGCTGCCTCATTGGGTGGAGGAAGACGGAAAGGGAAGGTGAATGGATTTTCGCCCTTGACGAAGGAGACGTATCGCTGGCACCAGTCACGAAACTCAGATTCCTTCGCGGGCTTCACCTTGCCGTCGGCATTGAAGTAGTCCGCGGACTTCAGCTTCTTCGTCAAGGACAAGGTACGGTCGTTCCAGCCGAACAGGTTCATGTAGTACACAATCTCTTCGTAGGAATCGTACATTGGCGTGGCCGTCAGCAGGACTAACACCAGACCGTTGGCTGTCTTGACCAGCTTCTCCATGCCAGACGACACGGACTTCTCCACTTCAACGTCTCCGCCTTCACGCAGGTTGTGCGCTTCGTCCACAATGACCAGACGATTGTCGAAGGTGTCGTGTATCCACTTGTCGGCTTCGGCTTCCGGCAAGTCATTCAGCGCTTCGTTGATGCGAGTACCGAAGGAGTTGTAGCCGACGAATTCGTAGAACTCGGATATCATGCGGTCCGCCAGCGTCTTGAGCCGTAGACGGACTTCAGGCACCATCCACTGCTTGGGCTCCGACACGATACGGGTCAGCATCTCCAGATACCGTGTGCCCGTGCACTGCTTGGACGACAACGTGTTGCTCTTTTCATCCAGCTTGGTGCGTGTTAAATCAAAGATTTCTGTGCGGAAGTTTGACTGCACCGCAGGACCTGCGATAATCAATACCTTCTTGTCTTGAAACTCGGGTCGAAGGATGTACTCCTCGGCAATCTGGATGGAAGAACAGGTCTTGCCCACGCCCGTGCCGTGGACCATCAGTAAATCGCGCGTAGGGCTGTCGGGGGACAGAACTCGACGCAGGAAGGTTTGTTGCGGCTGGAGACTGAACTCCGTAGCACCGCACATCTCCGTCCGCATAGCCTGGAGGTTTTCCAGCGACGCGGGTGGCAGTGTGTTCACACGAATCTCCGCCAACTCGGGGTGAGTCAGGTTGGCCATTATGTAAGGATTAGACGAGTTTGGGCAGGCGCCGACGATGGGTCTTGCGACGACCGCGGCCTCCAGGAGCGGGTGCCGCCCCCTGTTGAGGATAGGCGAAGACGAAGAGACCAAACTTCTCGTAAACAGAATATATGCTGGCTCGGACCTCCTTTAACTCCTCCTCTAACTGACTTACTTGCCGCAAGAATTCTTCCTTCTTGAAAAACGATATTATGTCTTCTTGCAAGGTGTAGATTCCGAGACCACCTGGTCTCGGCGATTGGATTCCTGTAAGGATGCCCTTGATTGTTTCGATGTAAAGTCCTTCAAAATACGCAATCAGCGCTTGGGGGGACTGTCCACTTAAGTCCACTCCGAGTGCTGATTGCGCCTGAGCAACACTGGCTTGCGCGGCGGCGGCAGCGGCAGGCTGACTTAGACTTGGTTTTAACGCAGTGCGGATGTTGTTTGCAACGATTACAGCAGAGGTGGCCCTATCAATCGCCGCTGCCGCCCTATCTAACGCCTCGGGCACCTCAGCGGCGATATACCTTAAAATCACACCGGAATTAGTGGACGGGTCTAAATCATCTAGTCGGTCTTCTAGTGTTGTAATGCCTGGTCCCTGTCCTGCGTCTTTCTCGCGATTATGCTTATCCTCCCTTACGCCATTGGTAAATTGAATTACACCGCTCACGAATGTACGTGCGTCTTCGTTGGATAAAAGAAGCTGCAGGGTGTACACATCGGTGTCAATTGACTCGTATACGTCTAGTTCTATCAGATTATCTGTATCCGCGCCCTTCAACTTGTTGATAGCCATGCGGAGTTCGTCCGTTTTCCACAGCATATACCGAAGCAGTACATACAGTATCTCCCGAGGAGGTTGAGTTTGAAGTTCTTTGTCGTTCAAGTATGCATCCAAATCGTCGTCTTCGTGGAACACGAATGGGTCAATGACGCTTGCATAATGACCGCGCCCGTCACTTATGTACCCCTTGTATTGTCCTGACCCAACAAGCTGAGAATAGATTTCAGCAGCAAGCGCTTCACCACCGTTCCCACTGAATAACTCGGGGGTCATAATAGCCCCCGGTGGTGCCAATTGACCGGTTAGTCGTGTTTTTGCTTCTTGTATCGCTGCTTCCTTAAGGGTTTGTAGCCGACTATCGTCAAGTTGCATAATCCCAGGTGGTAACCCAGATACATAGACCATTTTTGTGAACGGTGCATCAAATACATCACCTAGCGTCATAGCGGCGCCGCCTCGTTGACCGCCGCCCGCGGCCGCGGCCGCCGGATATAGTCGGAAAAGCTCTTGCATGGGTGGCAGGTCTACATTACCTGCACGTACGGATTGGCGGGGCCTCTCTTGTTTGATGACATTCTTGTCCCATATATCGCTTATATCTTTTCTCAGCGGTGTCAAGGGTATCTTCGTCGTTTTTGCGTCGGACACAATAGACCGCAGTGTCTGTTCGGCCGACTTGAATAACGGAAGCCGAGATGACATGGACACTGGGTTAGTTTCTAACACATTGAAGAACTGTGCAAGGTTCTGTCCCTCCTTCATTCGTTCAGGCGAGTACTGGGGTGCAGCCCCCGCCTCCACCGCCGCCGCCGCCGCCATAAACTTAGTATGGTACGCTGTAACACGCGGGTCGTTCTTCTCCACGGTGGTCACAAGTGTGCGCAATTTGTTGATGAGTTCTTGATATTCACGACCTTGGTCTGTGATAGGAACAGTATTATCAGTCACAAACGGTGTTAATTGATGAAGTAAACTACCCGTATCCGACAACTCGGTTTCCTGCTCTTCCAACATGGACACACTGGGAAGAAACGATAATTCCGATAAGGTGTCGCGCAATAACATCAGAGCGACGGAGTACTTTGGAAAGTCATACCCGACAATCGGTGCCTCTATTTTGGGTATGCTAGCAACGATTTCTCCAATCTGTGATTTCTGGCGTTGGACCTTCTGGAATATGCGGATATCATTGAATTTCGCGAAAAGGACTTGGGCATCGCCTACACCAATCCCATCTGCTGCATTCTTAAACAAGGTCATCCATGATGTTCCCTTCACACCCGACTTGGATGTGAAGATGACGTTAAGTCCCATTGCGAGTGCAAACGCGAGGAGTACTCGGTCAAGTGTCAAAAGAAAGACAAGCGCGCGGTATCGTGTCCGCAGGTCGTCCAACGTCACGATGGCGCCCTCTTGTAACAGTGGGTTATTGCCCCCTTGTCCCCGGTTAATCCCAACTACCTTGTATTTCCTTGATGTATCCTTAAGACACAATGCCTGACACCAGTCACCGAAGCGCTTCATGGTGAAGTTCAAAGCAACCTCCTCGGCCGGACTTCCGAGCAACGACTGCGTTACCGCCCGCTGCACGGCTGACTGAACCTCACTGTCTACTCCAACGTCATTCATTGTGAACGTTCCTCGAGCAGTTCTCGCAACTGCAGATACAAGAGGATTGAACTCTGTCCCAGTGCGCCGAGTCTCAACCGTAAATGGCGAAAAAACAGATTGGTTTGCCATCTCCACTGAGTCTGTTACATCTTGGGTTCCAGCGGGGAACACGGATACGTGATCGGGGTCAGCCTCTTCAAGGAAATATATGAACACATTGCGTTGTTCATCGTCGACCCGTAAGGGTAAAATCCTGTTCCGAAACGTGCTCTTTCCAGCGGGGTCCGATATGTTCTCCTTGCTGTTCAGGATGAAGAAGTGATATCCTTTATCTCCATGGTATTGTTGTTTCATAAACATCAAGTGGCTGATGTCGGCACCTGTTTTCTTGTCGGTCATTTTCCAGGGGTCGCCGAGAATATCCATGCTGCAGGAAGCAGCATCAATCATGCATACGAACACATTGTGTTCTTGGTTTGTCACTCCGTGGAACGCTTCTGCAGTATGAACGTGTGCCTTGCTCTCACCCCGCATCTTTGTTGGGTAACTCGAAACCTTATAGTCTATCCGTTTATCGCCCCATGTTACGAAAGTATCGCCGGGTGCTGGGACAGGATTGGCTCCGTAGTACATGGGCAGGGGCAGTTCCTGGGTTAGGGGGTTGGGTACTTGAGGTAGATTGCTTATGAGTCTGGTGTATTCTACCTTAATCATGTTCATAATATCGGTTTCGTGGAGGATGTCCCCAGCCAACACCGGTTTGAACGCGTCAAGCCCGCGGTAATCTGCAGGCATTTGGCTTGCTAGAACACTGATTATGATTTGCTTGAAGACGTGGAATGCAGTTGGGGTTCTAAGCCCTGCCGTGAGGGCTTCTATTCCCTGGAACTTGATTTTAGGCGGAACAACTCCGTAGGGGTCGTTGTTCAGTAGTGTGACATTCACAAGCGCGCGTGTCGAGTCATTGAAGTCATGAATGAAATCAATATAGGCTGCGATTAGCAGTATAATCCACAATGTTATGTCCTCATCTGACTTCTTGAACCCGCCCCGCATAGGTTCCTTCTTCCGTCGGCCAGCAAAGACCAGACCGGGCATATTACTCTTCATCCCGAAACAAAAGTGATTACACGTACCACGATGTAATCAGTCATGTCTGACTGCGCAATGATTGCGTTGGGTGCCGTTACAGGCGCTGTTCTTTCCTACTTGTTTGCTCTCCTACCACATGCTCAGGTCCTCCACCCTGCACTCGCCTGAGCCCGTGTCCTCCAGTGCCTTGTTCGCAGCCTCCAGGTCTCCCGTATCGGGTCCCTCCGCGCCCTCAGGACCTTCGGGCAGCTTGGACTCGTCCACCAGAATGTCCACAAAGCCCGTTCCGCAGGGGGGTTTCTGTCCGAACATGATGTTCGCAGACACACCCCGCATGGTGTCGTACTCGGCACCGACCGCTGCCTCAAACATCACCTTGCTCGTCTCCTCAAAGGAAGACTTGGCCAGCACCCCCGTCTCGTTCTTCTTCATGCCGAAGCGGTTGACGGGCACGATGCGACCACTGAAGGTCATGCTATCAATCAGCACCGACAGATGATGGTAATTGACCTTCTCCGAGCTGAAGACCTCATTGAACTCCTCGTAGAGCGCCAGCCGAGCCGTCTCAATGCCGAAGACATCGTTGATTTCGTGAATGTCGTTGGAGAAGGTGCGGGTCATGTCCACGCCCGGGAACACGAACAGGTCGTACAGGTTCGTGCCCTCCAGGTCCAGCACGTACTGGTCCTTGGTCTGGTAGCCGCCCAGCGTGGGCTCGTAGACCATCTCGTTCTTCAGAGTGCGCACGAACACGCGACCAATGCCGTCCATGCCCGTGAGCACCGACCCCAGAATTCCATCTTCCATCTGCCGCAGACCTGTCGGGTTCTTCACCGAAGCCGCCGACATCTCCAGTCGCAGAATCAACTTTTGCGCGTTGCGGTCCGACGTTACGCACTTGACGGTTGTGTGTCCCACTGAGTTCTGAATCTTGGCCTGAACCTCCACCAAGTCCATGATGTTGCGGTTCACCATCTCCTGGTCGTCCAACTCCAAGCGCATAATCCACGGAGACGCACAGTCCTTCTCGGTGCCCGTCGTGAACTGCTCGTACGTTCCCAGCACCTCGCGGTCCTCGTCCATGACAGAGGTTGCAGCCAGCGGATACGGGTCATAGTAAATCTTGACGGACCGCGTAATATCGCGCAGGGTGGTCTTCTGAATCTCCTTCATCTTGGCGATGGCCTCGCGCTTCGTCGTGTTGGGCAGAAGGTATGCAGTGTTGCCCGGGCGCTTGGGGTTGGAGGAGGCAGACAGCAGTTCCTCAATGCGGGGCACACCCGAGGTGGCGTTGGCCTTGACCGTCCCTGCAGAGTGGAAGGTGTTCAGCGTCAACTGCGTGGTCGGCTCACCGATGGACTGGGCAGCCAGAACACCCACCATCTCACCGGGGTGGCAGAGTGCCTTGATGTACCGGAACCGAATCTCCGACATCAGCTCCTTGAACATCTCCTCCGACAGGCGGTGGACTAAGATAGCCTTCTTTGGAGCCAGGAAGTACCGCAGGATTGCGTGGAACACGCGATTCACAGGGAACTCCTTGAAGAAGGCACCCAGCGTCTCCACGACCGTCGCAGGCGTCAGTCCCGTCTTGGTGGAGTAGGTGTTCGAGTACTTGGACAGCATGCGGGCCACATTCACAGGCGTAGATACCTTGTCGTTCTTGCGGTAGCGGAACACGGACTTGACCAGCATCTCGCGGTCAGCAAGGATGTCGTCCACCAAGTCGGGGGCCGTATCCACCTCAGCACTCAGGAAGGGATTGACGTCGGCGGGGGACAGGGCATACTGCTTGTACACATCCTCCATCGTCATCTCCGCCAGCCCAATCTCCTGGTCCTCAACCGACTGCGTGTCCACACCATCCTCGCCGTAGACGTACTGGATAACTGACCCCAGCACGTTGCGCACTGAGCCATCGTACTCCAGATGCTGGTCCTCCATGGTCTTCATCAGCCTGCGCTGAATGTATCCCGTGTCTGAGGTCTTGACGGCGGTATCAATCAGACCCTCACGTCCTGCCTGTGCGTGGAAGAAGAACTCCGCCGGCATGAGTCCTGAGACGAAGGAGTTCTGAACAAAGCCGTGCGCCTCGGCTCCGTCGTCATAGCGGGCAAAGTGGGGCAGTGTGCGGTCCTGCAGAGTGTACTGAACACGGCGGCCCTCAATCAGCTGCTGACCAAGCAGAGCCACCATCTGCGTCACGTTCTGCGGACCTCCCTTGGAGCCCGAGTTGACCATCTGAATCATGCTATTGTCGGCCGGCAGGGACTTGACCACCTCCATGTTGATGTCGGCAGCCACCGTCTTCAGGGCGCTTGAAATCTTGTCCTCCAAATCCTCGCCATCCGACATGCCGCTGGTGTTCTTGAACGTGCCCGAGTGGACGTCTGTGAGAATGTCGGCAACTGCCTTGCGGGCATCGGCCAGCTTTCCATCCACAAACTTCTGGGTCTCAATGTTTGAAATCAAGTCCGCAGTGCCCACTGAGAAGCCCGTGAACAGGTTGAAGCGCGTCACCACGGACTGAATGTCGTTGATGAGCTGTCCTGCCCGCTCAGGTCCAAAGTCATTGTAGACTGTGTGAATCAGGGCAGTGCACGCCGACTTGCGCATGATGCCCTTGGTCAGCTGCCCGTTCTCAATGGTCACGGACCCCTTGAAGTTCATGAGCGGGAAGGCAGCCGAGATGATTTCCGCACCCGTCCACGGCGCGTTCTTGCGCATGAAGGGCTTGCGAATCTTGGCAAGAATGTTCATGGCAATCACCTCGGGAACCTCCACACCCGGCAGAGTGATGCGATAGATACCCGTCATGGTGTCCTGAAACAGCTGAATGATGGGGCTGTTGGTGCGAGGGCTCACAATGTTCCGCAGGACCGAGGCCAGGTACCGCAACTCGGTCGCGGCGGCAATGGACTGCGGCACGTGCATGTTCATCTCGTCACCGTCAAAGTCTGCATTGTACGGACGAGTGGCCGAGACGTTGAGACGGAAGGTGCTATACGGCAGAACCACCACGCGGTGCGCCATCATGGAGGCCTTGTGGAGAGACGGCTGCCGATTGAACAGCACAATGTCTCCATCCAGCAAATGGCGGTGGACCACATCGCCCTCCCGCAAGTCCAGTGTCTCGGCATTGACGAAGCGAAGAGACACAGACCGCTTGTCCTGCTTGAGGAACACGGTCTTGGCGCCTGGATGCTTGTCAGGTCCATTGCGGATATACCCCATCAGGCGGTCGCGATTGTACACTGAGACAATCTCGGGGAAGGTCAGGTTTGTGGCAATCTCCAGCGGCACGCCCAGCTCATCGAGCTCAATGTTGGCGTCGGGCGTAATGACGGAGCGAGCCGAGAAGTCCACGCGCTTTCCCATCAGATTGCCGCGGACACGTCCCGTCTTGGCACCGAAGCGAGCCTTCAGAGTGCGGAGCGGACGACCTGACCGCTGGGCGGCGGGCGCCATGCCCTTGATGTCGTTATCCACATAGGTGGCGACGTCGTACTGCAGAAGCGCAGTGTGACGGTCAATCACCTCGGACGTCTCGCCCTTGTCCATACGGTCGCGCAGGCTCTGGTTGTGACGCAGCACATCAATCAGCTTGTGTGTCAGGTCGTCCTCCATCTTCTGGTTGTCGTCCATCACCACGGAAGGGCGGACTGTCAGCGGAGGAACGGCCAAGACTGTGCACACCATCCACTCGGGGCGGGCGAACTTGGGGTTGAAGCCCAGCTTCTCGCAGTCCTCGGTCGTGATGCGCTGGAAGGCGCGGAGGACCATCTCAGCCTGAAGAGGAACGTTCGGAATCCCCGCATCCTCTCCCTTTGGCTTTGGAAACGTGCCCTCCAGAGATGCAGCCTTGCCCACGACCTTCACAACCTTTGCAAAGACCGCAGTGTTGCAGACGGGGCACAGCGCCGGCTTCTTCTTTCCGAGAATGTCGCGAACCTCCTTGAAGCGCACCATGCCTGGAGGCGTGTCGGGGTTGGGGTACGCAAGGGGTGTAGAACAGCTCAAACACACACAGTTGCACAGCTTCTCAATCACATCAAAGAACTGATAGAGGAACACTGGGCGAGCCAGCGTAATGTGGCCAAAGTGCCCAGGGCAGTACTGGTTGGTCTGTTTGCAGGTGGGGCAGACCTTGCCATTCTCAATCACTCCGAAGCGCGAATCAAACACGCCATTCGGCGCGGGATTCCCGCTGAGGTAGGTTTTGTCGGTGGTGACCTCCACGACGCTGCGCTTGACGATGTCATCGGGGTTAGCGATGCCAAACTGAACGCCTACGATTGTGTCACCCATTGTACTATTGTTATCCTTCCGTGTAGATTATTCGTTTTTCGGCAAGACGACGCCGAACAATTTCAAGGTGGCTGACCAAAACGGGTCGTCCTGCAACACCCGCTCCACCTGCTCTTCTGTGGAGGGGGGCACACCCAACGACACCACCATTGTGTGGAACTCATCGCCTTTCCTCTCCCAAAACAGCTTGTCGCGCACGCGGTGAGTCTTCAGATACCGAAGCACCTTGATGCACAGAATGTCCGTGTTCTGCGTAGAGACAAAGTACGTCTTTTCAGAATCCTGCAAGTCCATCACCGCATCTTCCCACTCGGCGTCAAGCAGCAGCTTCTCCTTGGGGTCGGCACTCATTGGTTAAGAGACGGACAAAAATCAACCAACGACAACGAGTCCGGGCATTGTAACGTAGTCCACCCGAAAGAAGCTGGGTACGGCCTGGAAGGGGACGCTGATTGGATGATTATCGCCGTCTGACGTGATTGAACACGTAACCGTGAAAACCCACGAGCTGCCCGATGTATACGTATTCACTCCCACGATTTCTATATAGTAATTCGAGGGATTTGGGTATATCAGTGTAACACCACTCACCCAGAACGAGTTTGAAGCCGAGGATACCGTCTGCGGAGTGGTTGAAAAATAGATTTGCGACATGTTAATCCTTGGCATTCCAAGGATTATGCTGCCCGATGAAATCGCTGGCCATGTACCCGCCCCGCCCGTGACCCCCGTGGGTCCAACAGGTGAATAGGTAGCGCCCACATATCCAGTAAACCCTGTGAGTCCAGTGAAGCCAAGTTTACCCGTTGGTCCAATCGGTGCTAATCCCGTGGGACCGGTGGGTCCAGATGGTCCTACGCCCGTTGGGCCAGTGAATCCTTGTATCCCCGTAAGACCAGTGGGTCCAGGCGGCGATGTGCCCGTTGGTCCCGTGAATCCTTTCGCCCCGGTGGGACCTGTGATTCCAGTCCTGCCCACGGACCCAGTCGCGCCCGTCGGACCGGCGACGAGGTTGAGTGCCGCCGGGTCTGCAACTGCAGTCGGGCCTTGACGTCCAGTTGGTCCTGTTCCACCTGTTACACCCATGGGACCAACAGGACCCAGTTCTGTAGGCCCAGTGCCACCTGTCTTTCCCGTTGGACCCGTTGGACCCATGGGCCCATCCACCCCAGTCGGCCCCTGCGGCTCGAACCCCGTCCACCCCGTTTGACTCCCACCCGTTGGCCCCGTCCGTCCAGGGCTTCCAGCGGCACCAAACGGGGGATTCAGACCTGTGAAGCCCGTGACACCCTTTGGACCTGCAGGTCCAGACCCCGTAGGTCCCGTAGGTCCGGTGAAGATTGGGTTTGTATATGGAGACGCAATCCACCCGCGATACCCGATTGACCCTTGGAACCCTGTTGGACCTGTATTTCCCGTTGACACGTCAACACCATATTCACCTATAACACCCGTTGCTCCAATCGGACCCGCGAGTCCGGTTTGTCCCGTCGGACCTGTTGTTCCAGGCAACAGAATCATTGTTGTTACGGGAGATAGTAAACGGGTACTGTGTACACGATACTTCCGCTGCTGGACGTGAGTGGGTTGCGCGACAGGGTAATCTTTGTCCACCACGTTCCACTCATTGCTGTCATGGAGATTCCCTGCACTCCCACCTGACTGGTGATGCCGTTCGTCACGGCAGCGTATCCACCGGGCCAGATTTTTGAGTACGTGGATGTCGGCACACCTGTATCAAAGTACCCAGATGGAGACAGCGTAACTCCAGACGTCACAGCCGTAAAGACTCCGGTGCATGACGTGGGTGAGTAAAACGGATAGGATGCAGTGGGTCCTGCCAGACCCGTAGGTCCCGTAGGTCCTGTGAAGCCCGAAGGACCCGTCGGTCCCGTCCATCCAGTGAATCCTTGTTCACCCGTCGGACCCGTAGGCCCCGTAGGTCCCGTCAATCCGGTAGGACCCGTCGGTCCTGTCCAGCCTGTGAATCCTGTGGCTCCCGTCATGCCGGTGGGTCCAGTGGGTCCCGTGAATCCTGTAGGTCCCGTCCCACCCGTGCTACCTGTGAATCCTGTCGCACCTAACTGTCCCGTCCACCCTGTGAGACCTGTTGGCCCAGTGGCACCCGTTAAGCCCGTCGGCCCCGTGTTAACTACCAACAATGACCCCGTGGGACCACGTGGACCCTGTGGACCAATCGCACCGGGGGGTCCAACGAGTCCCTGTCCGCCCGCCGCACCCGTTGGTCCGAGGGGACCCGCATTTCCACGGTAGCCTATCGGTCCTGTCGGTCCCGTTGGCCCAGTGAGTCCAGTCATACCCGAAGGTCCTGTGGCACCTGTCGCGCCCGTCGGTCCAGCAAGTCCCGTTGGGCCAGTGGGGCCCGTATTGGTCGCGTATCCAGCAATACCCGTTGGACCAGTGGGGCCAGTGGGGCCAGTGAGCAGACCCGTTGGACCCGCCGCGCCAGTGGGGCCAGTACCCAATAGACCCGTTGGACCCGTCAGACCCGTGGCGCCTGTCAGACCAGCTGGACCAATGTAATTTGCGCCACCAGGCGTGCCCTGTGGACCCCTCGCTCCTGTGAGACCCGTAGGACCAGGTGGTCCCGCGGGACCAGGCGGACCCGGTGTTCCAGGATAAATGTTCGGAGCACACGAAACAAGCCCAACTCCTGGTACGTACTGCGAGAGGCTCATGCTTGTCTTTAACTAATGTTTGAAAATGACGAGGCCGTGTATACCGAGCACAACCACGTGTTGCTCCAGACAAACGAGACCTGCACCTGTCCGATTGCAGTCATGTAGTTACTATTCGGTGTCCTGTACAGTACGTTTACGAACGGGTTGTCCGTGACCTGTTCGACGTATGCAAAGTCTCCGACGGCCGTGGGTGTCGGAAGGTCAACAAACCAATTCGTCAGCTCGGGCGTCGCAAACAGAATGCGGGTTGACTGGCCCAGCGGAAGAACTGGAGGTGTCCCCTGCTGCAAGATGTACGTTCTCGCGTAGAACCCATTGCCCGTGGGTCCAGTGGCACCCGTGTTCATAGCCTCCCCGCTGGCGCCTCGAACACCCTGCGGCCCAGGCGGCCCAGCAGGTCCACGTGCACCGATATAGCCAATTGTGCCAGGAGGGCCTGTAGCGCCAGTATTCACGGCAGAACCAGGAATGCCCTGTAGTCCCCGAGGACCCGTACATCCCGTCAGTCCAGTCCACCCCGTCCGCCCCGTCCAGCCCGTCGACCCTGTGTAGTTTGGCCCAGTATCGCCTCGAATGCCCCTGTCGCCAATGGGCCCCTGCGGTCCCTGTGGACCGATAGGCCCCTGTGGCCCTGGCGGGCCTGGCGCCCCATCATTGCCGTTGCCGCCGTCGGCGCCCTGAATTCCCTGAATTCCCTGCAGCCCGCGCGGTCCAGTCCAGCCCGTGAGACCTGTAGCACCCGTTGCTCCCGTTGAGCCTGTATTCAGCGCAGTGCCCATCGGACCTGTACAGCCTGTCCAACCCGTGTAGCCCGTCACGCCAGTGGGGCCAGTGTACCCAACTGAGCCAGTTGGTCCCGTCGCGCCCGAGTACCCAGAGTATCCCTGAGGACCCACGTCTCCGACAGCACCCTTTGCACCCGTCGGTCCCGTCCGTCCCGTCCAGCCCGTTGCGCCCGTATTCAGCGCAGTGCCCATCGGGCCTTGAGAGCCTGACATGCCCGTGTACCCAGTTGCACCGCGCTGTCCCGTGGGTCCGATTGCCTGGGTGCCCCACGTGGAGAGCATGGACTGCGTGCCGCTGCCCGTCGTGTTCGTCATGAGGCCGTAGGCTCCAAGCACACCAATCGTGCCCGAAATCGGCGTCTGGTACCGCAGAGTGCCGTTGATGTAGTAGAACACATTGATGCTGTCGGTCAGCACGTAGAAGAGCGTACTCGTGGTCACGGCAATCGTGATGGTCGAGGCCACACTGTTCGACACAATCACATTGACCGCGGTGCCGCTGCTCGTGACGGCCAACCCATACGCGTTACCGCCGCGTGTTTGCACCGAACCAGGCTGGAGGTTCACATCGAGACCTCCCTCGGTCGGCAGCGTCGGGTTCGCGCATGTGAACTGGATGAATGCAGGTGTCGCTCCGAGTGGTGACGTGAAGCCTCCGCCGTATCCGCCAATCGGAATAGCAAAGACGATTCCGCTGGATGTCGGGGTCGAGGTCGTAACACTTGCGCCGCCACCCGTATTCGGTTCGACCGCGTATGCGGGAATGAGAATGGACCCCGTGTCGCCCTGAGGTCCTCGAGGACCCGTGTACCCCGTGTAGCCCTGAGGGCCCGTTACACCGATGGGGCCTGGGACCTGACTCTGCCACGAGAAGTTCGTGACGGGCCCGTATTGGTCCAGTGAATTGTATGGGTACACGTAGGCCCATGCACGAATGCCACCATGTCCAGGGTACGTAACAGACTTTACAAGCGAGCCATTCTGGTAGTAGCTTACCGTAGTCCCGTCGTAGTAGACTCCGAACGTGTCAGACGGAGAGTAGGGATAGGCTACGAACAGGTTGGACTCGCCGCCCGCGACCAAGAATCGATAATACCCACTGCCGAAATCGTCGCGGGCGCCCGTCGTCTCGAACCCATACGTGTTGGTTAGGTCGTCACCGAGACCCAGCTGCGTTAAATTCCCAAGGTTTGCGGTCACGTAGCCAATCGAGTTCGGGAGCAGTGAACTGATACCTCCTCCAGCTCCGAAGGCGCCGCCGTTTCCAGTGATCGCAAGACCGTTTGGAGTGGATGCGACGCTGACCGCGCCAATGGCGGTATACGGAAGCACGAACACGGGTCCAGTGGGTCCCGTCGAACCCGTGGGTCCAACGACCTGATTGCCCCACTGGAACCCCGTAATCGGTAGGCCCACGCCGAACACGTACGCACCTGCATAGAGTGTCGTCAGGGTCGCAGCCTGAGTGTAGACGAGCGCGCCGTTGATGTAGTACAGCACGTTGATTCCGTCGTAGCGCACCGCGTACACATCGGTTGCACTACGGTTCACGATGAGACCGAATCCCGATCCATTGACAACTGCAATCTGAGTTCCGACGTTGACCACCTGGAATCCGTAGTAGTCCAGAGGTGTGGGCGCGAGTGACTGCGTTGTCGTGAACGCAATGAGCCCATTGTACTGCGACGTTGTACTACCGAGTACGCCCGTAACGTATGCGTTCGTAGCCGACAGGACAGACCCGAAGAAAGTTCCGTTCGTGCCATCTGACGTCAGTGTGCTTCCACTCGCAGTGGGGGCAACGATCACGTGAGTCGACGTGTACGGGAGCGAGAAGTACGAGATTGAACCCGTACTGCCCGTGAAACCTCTCGGACCTGTGGCTCCCGTGGCTCCCGTGTTCAGCGCTGTGCCCATCGGGCCCGTGAAGCCCGTGAAACCTCTCGGTCCCGTGGCGCCCGTAGCGCCTGTATTCAGCGCAGTGCCCATCGGGCCCGTTGCACCCGTCCATCCGGTGTAGCCAGTAGGACCCGTATAATCCGTCATCTTGTGTTATCCTTGGTTAAAAAAGGCGCGGTTTCTACACAAATGAGCACTGGACCTACTGGACCTACCGATACCACTGTAGACTCTGGGCCCACCGCAGAATACGGACATACCGTAGAGACTGGACTCACGGGACCCATAGGACCCGACCCTTCCGTTCTTGCCCTCTTCCCGTCTGCGCAGACGGGCACAGCACCCCCTCCGTTGGTGGTTGATATTGCGGAACTTTTAGCAAGTCATGCCGCCACTCAAGCACAAGAAGTCGCTGACCGCACAACACTGTCGGTATTGCTGAACGAGACCCGGGATACACTGCGTCCCCAGATGTTTATATGGGCAGCAGCAGGGTTCCCTGCGATATACGTTGTGCAGCAATTCACCGTCTCACCCCCCGCAGTCTGTTCGGACGGGGTGACGCGGGGTGTATATGACTATGTAGTCTACCTTCTGGGTCAAGACATGGGTCCGACCATTGCCGCCATCCAGGCATTATGCGTCGGCGTTCAGATTTCGTATTCGTTCGCTGGAAACACGCTGCGCATTCACGTGAGCAGGGGCTAAATACCGAATCGGCTTCGTGTAGCAGAAAAGATGTTGCTTATTTCAAGACTCGTAAGCGATTTGCTATAGATTCGCACGGTGGCGAGACCTCCACCCCAGTAGTCTGGATTGTCCCACCGTTTCATCAAGTTAATTCCAGATGTGTTGGATGCTGCGGTTGCCGTATTTGCAGTTGATATAGCCAGGGCCCCATTTATGTAGAGATTGATAAGTCCGCCACTTGGACCGCTGTAGGTGCCGACGATATGGTACCATGCGTTCGAGGATGGAAACGCATATGAAGTTGATGTGGAGTTCCATCCAGCATTGTAGAATCCAGTTTGAAGAACGGGTGATGTGATAGTAGTGCTACCCAACGTATACTGGATAGCACTCGTGGATCCTGGATATATCTGAGTGACAATCGAAGGCTGGTTCGTTGCTGCATTGAAGGTAGCTGTGTAGTAATGCCAAACTTCAATAGACCACGCGGGTAGCGTTTGTAGGGCTACTGTAGAGTACGCATATTGGCTGGAACCGGGGACAAAGTTCATGTATCCACCGTTGCTCGAAACATACGTTGGACTGTTCACAAGCGTCATTGCAACACCTGTCACAAGGTCTGTCCACGTTGAACCCGACCCCGGATAACTTTGAGGATTTCCTGCATCCAAGTGAAAAGCTAGTCCGCCCGGTAGCGCAAAGGGCGTGCTTGAAATGGGCATTTTGAACCGCCATGCCCACGCATTGTAGTTCTGTTGAACTTGGGCAGGAGACAGGGCAACGGCATAGTGCTTGTAGCCTCCAATGTAGCCCTGAAAGTAACCAGTCGATTGCGAGTTATAGTTTGTATTAGACCCGAAAACTACATTAACGGGAACCGCTGGCGCCCATCGTACATACGCTGCACTATTTGTTTGAACACCATTGACGTAACTGACCAAACTGCTGTTTGGACCGGGCGAGCCACCCGAAGCGTTTGTACCTCCGGTATTTGTAATAACAATATTGTACCATTGGTTTGACGTGTAGGAGCCTACGCCCATTCCCGGACCAGCCCCGGAGTTGTAATAGTATGGACCCGAGTAAATACCACCGCTTGAAGAAAGATACAATAACGTATAATTGTATGAACTTCCCCCTGTTTCTCCAACAACGCATGCATTCCTTACCGCAGTGGGATATATCCAAATATCAATCGTAAATGCGCTCAGTTGTGTGATAGTCCCGCTGTACACGTACTGATTTGTTCCGTTCAAAGAAAGAGCAACGCTGGGTCCCGTTGAGACAACTGTCGGCGAGCCCGAAAGAGTCCATCCAAGGCCTGTACCCGATCTCCAGCCAGGAGCTACATTGCTTAATGTACCGGCAATGGTCTCATACCATGTTGCAGTGCTGGTGCTAAGACCAACGGTAGGATCTAAGACCGCAATGACAAACTTCTTGTAAATCTCGCCTGCCTGGGTCGACGGCGGAATACTGTAATATGGGTGATTTGTCGTGCTAATTGGAATTCTCCACTTCCCCGCCAAGTAGCCTTCGACGGCCTGGCGCTCTGTTGTTGTGAGAACTGAGCTGTAAAGTATGATTTCACCAATATTTGTAGTTGTATACGATCCATTATCATACGCAATCCACATTAATGTTTCAGTTGAGGCGAAGGCTGACTGTGTACCCGATGTCGGCGTTACCCCATTGATACCAACTCCTGTTGTGGTTTTTGACCACGAATAGGATGTTAGATACGTATTTCCTATGGTTGCAGTATTGGTTGGAGTTCCATTTCCCACAGAAGTTGTGTACGGAGCAATCGTGCTGCCACCAGGAATATAGCCAAATGCCGGGAAATTGGACTGACCTGCATTGTCTCTCCAAGTAAAGAAGGGGTAGTACCCGCTGTTTGCGGCAGTGGCTTTGAACACAACAAAGCTTGTACCTATCAATAAATTATTGACAGCTCCTGATAAATACCCAGCTCCACCAAAATTTAAAGATGGGGTCGTGCCGATTGTTGATGTTGTTACAGTTCCGGTTGCGGTGAATGTAATGCCGTTTGCCTTTTCCCTCACGCTTGTAACACCACCTGTTATTGTAGATGAGTCTGCCCCATCCAACCACAATGTACATCTGGGGATATCTGTTGGCTGAAAGACGCGTGTAAAGGGCTGTAGAGACGCAAAGGGTGCATTCGATGTGTACGTCGACAAAAGAATGCTTGCAACCGCCTGGTTCGCAATCGAGACACTGCCAACTACACTTGTTGGACTTGTTGCGTTTGAAATCAAGGATGCGTTATAATCAATACCCCACTTTGAAATTAGATACGCTTCAACTAGCTGTCGGTTAGCAGCACTTAACTGTGTGTTATATGTGATAAACTCACCAATGCATGCATTGACCGACTGGGCTCCGCCGTTTCCACCCCCAATGTACCACTGAGAAGATCCGGTTGAAGTAGCCGTTCCACTGCCAGGAGATGCAGCACCGTTACCCCACACAAGCGTCGCACCCGACGTTGTGTAGGAGCATTCAATTAAGAAAGGAATATTAGATCCTCTGACCTGAATACCTGGGGTATAGTAGTAGTTACCGGAGTTGGCTTCAAATTCAACCAAGCTGTTGCTATCAAAGTATTTATTCGATAGTCCACCATTGTTAATGAAACACTGGCGCTGTCCCGCATAATTGTCCATGAACAACTGCCCATATCCTCCCGTACCGTAGCCACCGGGTTGAATCGCCGGTTGTCCAGTGAACATTGCAACGCAAAACACAGTTGATGGTCCAACTGTGATACTATTTGTTGTGTAGGCCAAACTAACCGTGTTTGATGCACCTTGATTCGTAAGTCCAAACATCATAGCAGGCAGTCCATTGATGCTTCCCAGTACAGGCCAGTTTGAGGATCCGGCAAGTGAAGAGTTGTTGAGATGATTGTTGGATCCGCTTTTATCCTTTACACTCTGCATGAATCCGTTCGACGCTAACCACGTACTCGGGTCAGATGCGTCATACCACGTTGTGCATCCAGTGATAGACGTGGGTAGAAACGGAGTCGTTGTGAATCCCCACTTCCGTGCAAGATAGCCTTCCACGGCTTGGCGCTGGGTGGTTGTAATCGCATTGGAGTAGATGAGAACCTCGCCGATATACCCATACCAATTTTCGTTATAGAGTCCGGATGTTGTCCACGCATCGCATCCTATTCCGTAGTTACTAGAAAGGAGAGAGCTCGCCTGCGCCGCCGCACCCGACGGTGCTAAGGGGTACGTATATGCCGAACCATTAAACCATCCGGCTATGTTGGATATACTTCCATCGTAGACCATTGAAGCGACGAATGGAGTGCTCGATGTATTTACTATATACGTAACCGGTCCACCGTTACGATATATAGTAAAGTTCCCACTACTCTGTTGATTAAACGGCATAATGCCCGTTGTCGTATTGTAGTCATAATTGCCGGTTGAAGATGCGGTGGACGCATTTGATACAAGACTGACCAGTCGCTGGTCACGACCTAGTCCCGTTGGCGATAACGTGGATGCAACCGCAAATACGGACAATGCGGAGGATGTTACGGGTGTTGAAAACGTCCCGTGAAACCCTGGTGTAGTTGAGTTGTTTGAAAACACTATGCTTTGGTTACCATTTATCGTTGAAGCCGTCAAGACTGGATATGAAGATGGACTTGCGTTATTTCCCAGCCCAGACTTGTCGTACCAAGTCCCGACTGTGCCCCCGCCCAAATTTGTAACAGTTGAGGTATCTAGTGCGTCCAACCACAACACGCATCCAGGGACAATTCGTGGATCGAATCCGTAGATGCTTTTGGATGTGCCGATGACTTCGGGCATTGTTGGTGGACTAGAAGAAAACAACCCCAGCAGAACCGCCCGTTGTCGCAATGAACATGATTGTTGTACTGGTTGCAGGTGGGATTGTAATTGTGTTGCTTGGTGTTCCACCCGATACCGTGTATGTGACTGCTATGCTTAGGTAAGAACCCGTATTGTTGCGGAGCACCCAGTATGCATTGTAGTCGTTGCTGCTGCCTGTGCCGCTGCCGAGTGTGAGTGAACTGAATGCACTGTTCGTGATATTGTAGTGGTACCCGTATGCGCCAGTGGTTAGGTTGCTCGTAGTTACGTTAGAGTATAGTGGGCGATATCCCTGTGCCAAGGAAAGTCCGCCGTTCACGGTCAATCCTTGGAATGTAGGCATGGTTGTCGTGCCGATCGCCGCATATCCGTTGGACAAGACTGTACCGCCAATGTAGTTGGAAGACCCAGTTGTATAGGTGGTGAAGTTCGAAGATGTTGTATTGTATCCAGCGTTGTTGATGGTTCCGTTCGACAGTGTACCGCCGTTCAAGTTGACGCCTCCGAGCAGGGTTCCCACAAACCCGTTGGTTCCACCCGCATATATCTGTCCCGACGCGCTCAACTGGTAGCTGATGTTCGCAGCATTGCCTCCGAGACCAATGCCGTATCCGTTGATGGTTGTGTTGGATGAACTGCCTGCGACTGTTAAGGTTGTCGTGGATGGGGACCATGTCAATCCCGAGTTTCCATATACTCCACTAGATGTTCCCGTGGCCGTCAGCAGGCTGCCTGCGGTTGTGCTCCCTGCAATCGTTGCGCCGCCTGTTTGCAAGACGCCGTTCACATAGTACCCGCCCTGCACGTTAACAGAGTTGGTGGCTGCGCCTACTGTGGGTGCGCCCACAGAGAGGATGCCGCCTGTGAAGGTCAAGTTCGAGTTCGCAAACGCGCCCGTTGCGCCCGTTACAGTCAAGACTGCCCCGACGGTTGCGGTGGACCCGTAGACAACTGCGAACCCACCCGGACCTGTTGGACCTGTTCTTCCAGTTGCTCCCGTGAAGCCAGTTGCGCCCGTGAATCCCGTGGCTCCCGTGAACCCCGTGGCTCCCGTGAATCCCGTGGCTCCCGTGAAGCCAGTGGACCCCGTGAAGCCAGTGGACCCCGTGAAGCCCGTGGCGCCTGTGAAGCCGGTGGCTCCCGTGAATCCCGTGGCGCCTGTGAATCCCGTGGCGCCTGTGAAGCCGGTGGACCCCGTGAAGCCGGTGGACCCCGTGAAGCCAGTGGCTCCTGTGAATCCGGTGGACCCCGTGAAGCCAGTGGACCCCGTGAATCCCGTGGCTCCCGTGAAGCCAGTGGACCCCGTGAAGCCAGTGGACCCCGTGAAGCCCGTGGCGCCTGTGAAGCCGGTGGCTCCCGTGAAT